TGGATGTTGTTGGAAAACTGCACAATCAATGTAGTTGGATTTCCATCAGTCACCTCAGGTCGAGCATTGCCCACATCATCAAACAAAACGTGCACGTGTTTAGAATTGAACTCCGATTGGAATTTGTCATTCCCGTTCAGTGTACACGCATATTCCTTGCCTTCAGGAAGTCCATTCACTCTCGCAATCACATGCTGGACAATTCCAGCAACTGTGCTCTTACCAACGGAGCTCCCGCCTATGATCATATAGGTATACGGTTTCACCCGCAACCCTTTGTCATGCCATGATGCTGTAAAATCACAAACTAGCTTATCCAGTCGTATCAAGCGATTCTGGATTTCAACTCGTCTAGGATCCTTGGGCTTAAGCCTCTTTGAAAAAGCCTGATGGGCATCAATGGTTTTTTGCAGATAATTTAATATCTCTGCATCGCTACCAAGGCCATACAATTCCTTCACACTAGAGCACTGACCAACCACGGATCGTTGGACTGCATCCAAACAAATACGATATGCCCCGCTAAGAGCATCCGTATCCCTGTCGTTTATCAACAACGACAAGTCTCCCGTGTTCAATGCAGGCCAAACACAATCAACAAGCCAGTCAAGAGATGAGAAAACATACTCAATCAAACTACCAGTTTTAGCCAAACTAATTGGGTTTTCTGGCAACACTTTGAACAATTCCAATGCACCAACATTGTCTGGTTTTTGAGGTAGAATACCAACCATCATCATAGCAGTGATTGTTGTTCCCAAACCTAAACCGAGTGGACCTTTAGTCACTACTTGCCAATTATCAGAAAACCACCCGGCTTGAATATGGAGTTCGTCACCATTGTCTTGTGTCACACTCCGGAAAATTTCTCCAACCAAACGCCCAAACCAAACTGTTATCGAACTATTTGGATTCCATGTTTTCACATACTGAACTGCAATTGCAATCAGCGCATGCAGACTCGTTTGCTGGGACATCAACCAAATTGTGAGCACCAAACTCTCCACACGACCACAAACTGTGGTCGTGAGTTCATCCTTATCACTCATTTTCATAGCCTTCTTAAGCCTATACAGAAACTCCTCAACCATGTTCAACGAACCTGCCACTTTATTAACATTGTTCGCAAACATTTCGACGCT